AATGAGCCTTCTAAGGAAGATTAGTATAGGGAAAGACTATAAAAATGACGCCATGCACTATTCTGTTGGACAGGAAGTGTATGGTGGTCATACTATAGTTAATATTATAGAAGAAGAAGAAAAGTACTCTGTCTATATTAAAAAAGGATCTGATGTTATTCCCTGGAAAGACTTCAATAAAAATATGGCTATAGCTATAGAATATAATATTGATTATTAATGAAGGGTGTTTTTGATTTTGTTGTAGTTCCTAAAAGCAGCAGATACACTAATACCAAAGATGTAGACGGTAAAGAATTAATATTAAACACTGAGCTTCAAAACCACAACTTTGTATCTAGAGTAGGTATTGTAGTTATGGTTCCTAGTGTCAACGACATAGGTGTTAACATAGGAGACGAGGTAATATTACATCACAACGTGTTTAGGAGATTTAGAGACATACGTGGTATTGAAAAAAACAGCAAGAGCTTTTACAAAGACAATATGTACTTTGTATCACCTTCCCAAATATTTGCTCGTAAAGCGAAAAAAGAATGGGAGCCTATAAAAGGATTTAACTTTGTAGCGCCTATAAAAGAGGACAAGATGTTCTCTACCGACTTTGAGAAGCCGTTAATAGGCATACTAAAATACAAAGACACTAGCTTAAAAGTTATGACCGTTGGTGACTTAGTGGGTTTTAGTCCAGGAACAGAATATGAGTTTTTAATTGAAAAACAAAAAATGTATCGAGTTCCTACCAATCAAATTACAATTAAATATGAATATCAAGGAAACGAAGAAGAGTATAATCCTAGCTGGGCAGCGGGCGGTTGAAGAGCTAATAAAAGTAGCTAAGGAACCTATTGTAGATTCCGACGATGACATATCAGCTGATAGGCTTAAGAATGCGGCAGCCACTAAAAAGCTGGCTATATTCGACGCGTTCGAAATATTATCAAGAATACAAGAAGAAGAAGCTATATTAGAAAACAAACCTAAAGAGGAAGAAAAGAAGAAAACTTTTTCAGGGTTCGCAGAAAAAAGAAGCAAGTAATGTACGAGCAGACTTTATATAGCGTAATAACTCCCATAAAGCAAACCACAATATCAAGGTTAAATAAAAGCAAAAAATGGAGGTATGGATACAACAAGGAACACGATGTTGTTGTTATAAGTAAGACTGGGCAAATTGGTGAAATATACAATATACAGAATTTAAAAATTGCATTGCCAAAAGAACCAGTCAAAATTAATAAGTCTAGTGATAAGTGGGTAGCAGATGAATACCCGAAAGAGCTAAAACAAATACAAAGTGTTTTTGATTGGCGAGATTATCCTGAAGACTTCAAAGAAAAATGGGAACCATATATAGATGAACAATTCAAGCGCAGAGAAGAAGGCCATTGGTTCAATAATAAGAGCATGGCTACTTACATTACTGGCACTCACTTTATGTACTTGCAGTGGAGCAAGATTGACGTTGGGAAACCAGACTTTAGGGAAGCAAACAGACTATTCTTTTTATTCTGGGAGGCTTGCAAGGCAGACTCACGATGTTACGGAATGTGTTACCTTAAGAACCGTCGTTCCGGATTTTCATTTATGTCTTCAGCAGAGACCGTTAATATGGCAACAATTACGTCGGATGCACGGTACGGTATCTTGTCTAAGTCTGGAGCCGATGCTAAGAAAATGTTCACTGATAAGGTTGTACCAATATCCGTTAACTACCCCTTCTTTTTCAAACCGATCCAGGACGGTATGGACAGGCCCAAGACCGAACTTGCCTATAGAATCCCAGCCAGTAGACTCACTAGAAAATCCTTACAGAATAAGAAAGATCAGGAGCTCCTCGAGGGTCTTGATACCACAATCGACTGGAAGAACACGGGTGACAACTCCTACGATGGGGAGAAACTTAAACTCCTCGTCCACGATGAATCGGGTAAATGGGAAAGGCCGGACAACATCCTCAACAACTGGAGGGTCACGAAAACAACATTAAGACTAGGGGCTAGAATTATCGGTAAGTGTATGATGGGAAGTACATCAAACGCTTTAGATAAAGGAGGAGAGAACTTCAAAAAACTATATAATGACTCAGACGTTACAAAACGAAACCGCAATGGACAGACTAAGTCAGGATTATATTCTCTGTTCGTTCCTATGGAATGGAATTACGAAGGATTCATTGATTCTTATGGAATGCCTGTATTCGAAGATCCATCAGAAGATTGCGTTGGACCACACGGAGAGTCTATCGAGGTCGGTGTCATCGAACATTGGGATAATGAAGCGGAAGGTTTAAAAGGCGACCAGGATGCTTTAAATGAGTTCTACAGACAGTTTCCTAGAACAGAAGAACACGCATTTAGAGACGAAACAAAAAATAGTATATTCAATTTAGTAAAAATATACGAACAAATAGATTATAACGAAGATTTAAAAAGCTCAGCAGTAGTTACTACGGGTAGTTTTAACTGGGAGCATGGTGTTAAAGATAGCAAAGTTATGTTTTCACCAAATCCAAACGGTAGATTTAAAGTTTCTTGGGTTCCTAAGATTGCTTTACAAAATAAACAAGTGATTAAAAATGGGGTAAGACACCCCGGCAATGATCACATTGGGGCGTTTGGTTGTGATAGCTATGATATATCAGGAACAACAGATGGGAGAGGATCGAAGGGTGCTTTGCACGGTTTAACTACTTTTAGTATGGAGGATGCACCTCCTAACACTTTCTTTTTAGAATATGTAGCTAGGCCACAAACCGCTGAAATGTTTTTTGAAGATGTTTTAATGGCATTGGTATTTTATGGAATGCCTATATTATGTGAAAACAATAAACCTAGATTATTGTATTATTTAAAGAGACGAGGGTATAGAGGATACTCTATGAATAGACCTGATAAACTTTATAATAAGTTATCTGTAACAGAAAGAGAAATAGGTGGAATACCAAACTCGTCAGAAGATATAAAGCAAGCTCACGCAGCTGCTATAGAAACTTATATTCAAAATCACGTAGGTGTAACTAGTGATGGAGAATATGGGTCAATGTACTTTAATAATACCCTGAATGATTGGGCGAAATTTGATATAAATAAAAGAACAAAATTTGATGCCGCTATTAGTTCAGGTTTAGCTATAATGGCGTGCAATAGACATCTATATAGACCAAACCCACGAGTTGAAAAACAAAAGTTAAATTTAAGCATTGCAAGGTACAAAAACAACGGTGCAATTTCGAAAATAATAAAATAAGTATGGCTGAGTCAGTTATAAATAGTTTTTTCCCAAGCCAAGTTGCTAGCGACGCAGAGAAAGTGTCACCTGAGTATGGATTGAGAGTTGGTAGAGCTATTCAAGATGAATGGTTTAAATCCGATTCTGGTAGTAATAGATATAAGAGTAATCAAAATACTTTTCATAAGCTGAGGTTATATGCTAGAGGTGAGCAACCAATACAAAAGTACAAAGATGAGCTATCAATTAACGGTGACTTGTCTTACTTAAATATAGACTGGAAGCCTGTTCCTATAATACCTAAGTTTGTAGACATCGTTGTTAACGGAATATCTGAAAGAGCTTTTGATATAAAAGCACACACGCAAGATCCTTATGGTGTTTCAAAAAGAACTAAATATTTAGAAAGTATAATAAGAGATATACAAACTAAAGAGATTAATGACTTTGCGCAAGAAAACTTCGGTGTAAATTTATATGAAAACCCACCTGAAATGCTACCAGACTCTAAAGAAGAGTTGGATGTTCACATGCAGTTAACTTATAAGCAAGCTGTAGAGATCGCTGAAGAGCAAGCAATAAACGTTTTACTGGAGGGTAATCATTACGATTTAACAAAGAAAAGAGTTACCTACGATTTAGCAACCATAGGTATTGGTGCTGTGAAAAACAGATTCTCTAAATCCGAAGGAGTTGTAATAGATTATGTAGATCCTGCTAATTTAGTTTGGTCACACACAGATTCACCTTACTTTGACGATATATATTATTGTGGGGAAGTTAAAGACGTTGCTATTAATGACTTAAAAAAGCAATTTCCAGAATTAACAGGTGAAGATTTAAAAAGCATATCAAGACAAGGATACCAGAACAACGGTTTCTATGACAGATCGCTTTCTAATTATAACGAATCAGATTCAAATACAGTTCAAGTTTTGTATTTCAACTACAAGACATACATGAACGAGGTTTATAAAATAAAAGAAACAGCTACAGGAGCATCTAAAGTTTTATTAAGAGATGATACTTTTGATCCACCAGTAGAAGTGCTTGAGCAGCAGTTTGGTAAATTATCCAGGTCTATTGAAGTATTATATGAAGGTGTTTTAATATTGGGTACAGACTATTTACTTAAATGGGAGTTAGCCAAGAATATGATGCGACCTAAAAGCGACAGCGCTAAAGTATATTTGAATTACAGTATAAACGCACCTAGAATGTACAAAGGGCGTATAGAATCTTTAGTTAGTAGAATAACTGGGTTTGCTGATATGATACAGCTAACACATTTAAAATTACAGCAAGTGTTATCTAGAATGGTTCCTGATGGCGTTTATTTAGATGCTGATGGCTTGGCTGAGATTGATTTAGGTAATGGAACAAATTACAATCCCCAAGAGGCTTTAAATATGTTCTTTCAAACAGGTTCTGTTATCGGTAGATCTTTCACACAAGAAGGAGATATGAATCCGGGCAAAGTACCTATTCAAGAAATAACAAGCGGAAGTGGTGGTAATAAATTAGGAGCTTTAATTAACACCTATAATTATTACTTACAAATGATACGTGATGTCACTGGGTTAAACGAAGCAAGAGATGGTAGTATGCCTGATTCTAAATCTTTAGTGGGCATACAAAAAATCGCAGCGGCAAATAGTAATACAGCTACAAGACACATATTAGAAGGAGGACTTTATATAACTGCGCATCTAGCGGAGTGTCTG